CCCCATTTGTCGCAGCTATGATAACGTCTGGATTCAAACTAATAACCGTTGCATTAAAGGTGGTGTCAGTAATTCCACTAACTTTTGTAATAGGATGATATCTCTTCAAGTAACTCCTCAAACTAGTAACTTTCTCACCAATAGTAAAAGATGTATGTACTAATGGATCAGATGTTACGGTCGAACTACCAATTGTACTGGTGAAGAATCCTTGATCATCTGTCAAGCCGGACTGTGGTACGATAGGCACAGGCATTGCTTGATAACTAGATGGAACTGCAACTTCATAGTCATCACCTCCTGCAATTTCCATAAGAATCTTAACAGAAGATGTAACAGTACTTGGCGCTACGAGGGGATCAACTACATTGATACCAATAACACCAGGATACGCCCCATTAACTAACCATGGAGTTCTTGCAATATAAGGAACTATTATCTCAAAAGTTGAGGTTTCACGTATATCAATAATCATTCGATTAACGTAATAATCACCATTGGTGTACCCGGTAAGTTCATCGGTAGGATAAAAAGCAACGCTAATTCTTCCACTATGGAATTCAGTTTTAACAATCTTAAATCTATATTTAACACTGCCACGCCAAAGTTGGAAATATTTTGATATAAATGAGACGGGTGGATAATGTGCTGCTCCCCCTGCTGTATAAAACAAAGAAGACGGATTGACATCGAATTTGACCAAATTACCCACTACATCAGATGTAGACCAAGTATATGTTGTAAACCATGCATATTTTCTCAATATATACGAGAAATCCATTTCATCATAAGCCGTACCAGACAAACCATCAATATTCATGGTGGCTGTCTTAGATTGGAGACCTAAAGATTTAACTTCACTATCTCCATCAATGTTTGAATGGTTAGCTGATGTGTGTATAGACATTTTCACAACGCCATCACCCTGGGTTGGTTTCGAATAACCAAATATTTTTGCTGTTACGGCAATTCTATCTGCTATCCAAGAAACCTTATTTGCGTAGGACCCGATAAGTGGAATATCAGAAAATTCCTTAAAACCTCTACTAAATGAAGCTGCAACTCCACTGATAGGTCCATTCAAAGTATTAGCGACTTCTTTATCGGAAGCGCTAAGACCTGATTGGGGCGAAGCTGCTCCAATGAGGGAAACATTTTCAAAAGAAACATACAAAGTATATCCGCAAGTAGTATTTCCTGTCGGAGCAATTAACGGATAGTACGGATAAACATTAATGAATCCCAAGTGTGTCAAAGGTTGTGCACCCCAAATAGCATTTAAGGGATAAAAAGCACCAACTGAAACAAACGGTACTAGAAGTTCCGCAGAAGTACCTGTATTAATGTCAATCTCAACATGTGGTATAGTTGTACGTTGTACAAGAGTAGCATTATGCATATTATTAATCGTCAATTCTTTCAAGTTTGAGGTCGTAGCCTTCATACCTGCAAGAGGTGTCCAACCAATACAATACCTGCCAGCTTGAAACCTATTAGCATTAATAACTAATCGAAATCTCATGTCCATACGGATACC